TGTAGCACCTGTAGCACCTGTACCTGTAGCATATCCAGGTGTGCCAGTATATCCTGTTGTACCAGAAGCACCTGTAGCACCTAAGCTGCCAGTGAAACCAGAAGCACCCGTTGTACCAGTAAACCCAGTATATCCTGTTGTACCAGAGGCCCCTGTTGTACCAGAGGTGCCAGTATATCCAATTATACCTTGAGCACCAGTGAAACCAGTTGTACCATCTGAACCAGTTGCACCCGTATTTGTAGCACTTCCATCTATACCAGTATAACCTGTATAACCAGTCGTACCACTAAATCCTGTAAATCCTGTAAATCCTGTTGCACCACGAATACCTGTTATACCAATGGCACCTGTAAACCCAGTTGAGCCAGTGTATCCTGTAAAGCCTATGGGGCCAGTGGCACCCGTATTTGTAGAACTTCCATCTATACCGGTAGGACCCATTGATCCTGTATATCCAGTTGTACCCGAAACACCTATATTTCCAGCCTTACCTTGTGGACCAGTAAACCCTTGAATACCTTGTGGACCAGTAAACCCTTGAATACCTTGTGGACCAGTAGACCCTTGAATACCTTGTGGACCAGTAGACCCTTGAATACCTTGTGGACCCGTTGACATGATATATTCTAATTAATAGAAAAAATAAGCTTTATGTGTTTACAAGATTAGAAGATCGGAAAGCCGCCATTTCTCAAATGTTCCATCTGGCATAGGCCTTTTTATGATAAATGGCAAGCGTCTAGCCTCAAGTTCCATCTTTGCAATTTCTTTTAAATCTGTAACATGTGCAGGAACAGCAATGAAAGCACGAGCACCCTGGCTCAACTGATTTGTTCTGAAGCCAAGGATTTTGGTCTTCTCAAACTGTGTCAAGAATGGAACTGACCGGTGCTTTGGATCCGCCTGTCCATCTGCATTCAGAAAGGATGGAGGGACATTTGTTAATTGAATATCCATTGATACAGACTCAATAGTGTCAATGCGAGCCTCTGGATGGAATCGCATAAGTTCATTACCTAAATCTTTCTTCTGAGCATCTTCTATTAAAACACCATCCTCTCCCATATCAACCTCCTCATCAACATATTGATCATCATAATCTTCTCCTTCGTCTGCCATACGTATTTCTTCTACGAAATGGTAATCATTTTTTAGGCCAAGTTTTACAATATACTTAGTAGGGCTTAAACTTGACTCAACTAAATTTATACTATAGGCATGGCCGAGGAAATACTGAATGATACTCATGAAATTACGGAGTATAAGTCATTTGACGATATGAACTTACCAGGTGAATTACTTCGTGGTATTTTTGGATACGGATTTGAAAAACCTTCTAAAATTCAAAGCCTGGGAATTGTGCCAATTGCAGAAGGATCTGATTTACTTGCACAAGCACAATCAGGAACTGGGAAAACAGGAACATTTGTAATTGGTAGTGCTGTTCGTATAGATCCAACTATAAAAGCTGTTCAAGTTCTCTGCCTTGTGCCAACTAGAGAGTTAGCACAACAGATTGATGTAGTTGCTTCTTCAATTGGTCATTTTATGGGGATTAAAACATATGCTGCAATGGGTAAAACACCTGTGCGCGAGGATATTCGCAATTTGGATAAAGGTGTTCATTTCCTTGTAGGAACGCCGGGACGTGTGTATGATTTGATGAATCGTCGTGCTTTTAATACGGAGCATATTAAAGTTATTGTTGTAGATGAGGCGGATCAGATGTTAGAAGATCGTTTTAGAGAACAGCTTGAATGTATTCTTGCTATTGGGTTTCCAGCAAGTGCACGCTGTGCTTTCTTTAGTGCAACAATGAATCCTGATGTTGTTGCATTTGCTAACAAATTGCTAGATAAACCTGTACGTATTCTCATCCCCCCTGAGGAAGTAAACCTCCAGGGTATCAAACAGTATGCGGTAGTCCTAGATCGTGAAGACTGGAAATTTGAGGTTCTTCTAGATTTATATAAGCATCTAAATATTACTCAGGCTCTTATTTACTGTAATAAGAGGCAAGGAGCAGAGCGTCTATCTGAGAAGATGTCTGCAGCTGGATTTCCTATTGCATGTATTCATGGAGATATGGAGCCTCGTGAGCGCATGGAGCGTATGGTTGCCTTTCGAAAAGGGGATGCACGTATTCTTATCAGCACTGACTTGCTTGCCCGTGGAATTGATGTTCAACAGGTAAGTCTTGTAATTAACTATGAGCTACCCACACAGATGGATAATTACATTCACCGAATTGGTCGTTCTGGTCGATATGGTCGTAAAGGAACGGCAATTAATTTACTATGTGGTTCCGAGGTATCTATGATGGAAGATTTAAAAAAGCATTATTCTATTGCGGTCGATAGTTTACCCGAGGATTTAAGTAATATTAAACTCTGTTAACCTCAATTATTAGAATCTCGACTTCTTAAACGATTATTTGATGGTATCTCTGGTTGATTTTCTGATATTGTTGAAACTGGAATATCTTCAGTTGGTGCATCTCTAGCTGCAATCAAGGGTGATCTTATAATAGGTGCTGTATCTCTTATATCGTGACGACAAATAGGACATACAACAGATCTATGTAAAAACCAATTATCAACACATTCATCATGAAACTCATGTTGACATGCGTTCAAGCGTCTTATATTTTCACCCTGTCTCATTCTATCCTGACAAATAGAACAGGATTCTTCCAGATCCATCAATAAAGCCCGTACACTAGAAGTATTATTAATAAGTTCCTGAGATGCATGAATTATTATATCTTGAAATAAACTAGCAATTCTATTTACATTCGACGGTTGTGTAGGAACAGATACTGTAGCCAATCTATTAATATTTCTCAATGAAGGAAATAAAAGAGATAAATCATCTTCACTAGATAAATCAAATTCAAAATGTGCTGTTTCTCTTACAGGTGCAGAAGATCTCCATCTATTTACAATAGGCGTTTGTCGCGTAAACGTATTTTGTTCTACAGGGCTACCTGTATTTCTCTGATTTCTTATAGTTTGTTCTTGTAGATATTGTCTTCTTCCATAGTCAAATAAATTAAAACGTCTAGAAGAATTCTGTCCTATATATCCTAATACATCTGACACGGTTCTAAATCTATCTGGTTCATACAGAAGTGCTGGGAAATAATTATGTAGATCATCTAAAAGACTAACTTCATATACACGTTCGTAACGATTATTCATACTAACGATATTAAGTAAAAATTGAAAGTTAAAAATACTCACTTGTTAGTACCTAATGCTTGCTTCTGATAATCCAAAAAAGGGTCAATTAGGACTTGTTAATCTTGGAAATACATGTTATTTAAATGCAGCAATTCAATGCTTGAGACACGTCCCCGATCTCACTGTCTTCTTTCACAAGCATTCCGATTCGTGGATTCATGAAATATCTTCGAAAGAATCTACCTTGTGTAAAGCATACAAGGAACTTGTTACTGGACTTTGGTCTCAAGTAGGACCTGCAGCTATGAAGCCTGCCGGATTTGTTCATTATTTCAGAGATTCGCTGAAGGACTGTCCTACATATGAACATATGATTGCACCTCTTCCTCATGATAGCGGAGAAGCACTTACCTTTCTTCTAGACCAACTACACGAGGGTATGAAGAAATCACTAAATATCAATGTGGTGGCAGAGAAGACTGCACCAACCTATGGAGCTCTTATGGCATGGAAAGAGCAAGTAGCCCCAAATTATTCTCCCATTGTCGATTACTTCTTTGGCCTTATGGAAGTTTCAGTTACATGTAAAGGATGTTCAAGGGTTAGTTGTCGCTACGAACCCTTCAATATGCTTAAGATTGGATTTGAGGATCAGAAGAAGTCTACTCTTGAACAATGCATGGATTATGAGTTCAAGGTTGAGGAACTCGAGGATTATCAGTGCGATCACTGTTCTCCTGATGTCCCTAAGGACTCACCTGTTCCAAAGGCAAAGAGACCCGATGGATCTGTCCAGCGCAGAATTTGGAGGCTTCCTCAGAATTTGATAGTAATACTGAAGAGATTCAACCCCAATGGAACTAAGTGTCACTCTGATTTTGAAGCAGGCCCCGTTCAAAAGTTCTCAAAATGGTTTGCAGAAAAGAGCCCTGAAAGCAGTAAAATGGCTGACTATTCATTACAATCAGTGGTAGATCACCATGGGTCTGCAAATGGTGGACACTATGTGGCTCAAGTTAAGAGCCCGATTACGGGAAAGTGGAATGTCTATGACGACGAGAACGTGACAACCATGAAGGATGGTTCTCAGGTATATCTCGGAAGGCCATCTTATATATTATTCTATCGGAAGGTATAATTAGCGCCAAGGTCGCTTATACCTTCGCGCTAAAGTATATTATAGTCTATAGTATGCGCTGTAATCCATCTGCTCGTTGGGGCCCCGGGACAACAAAAGAAAGAGAAGTAGACACAGAAGTGTCAAAAGAATTAAAACAAAAAATGGAGGCAATGATGAAAGAAAGAGAAAAACAAAATAGTATGTGGTCCCAGTCAACACATGTTGAAGAAAAGACTTCAACGCCTATTTTTTCTAGTTCTACTTCTTCTAGTTCTTTTACGCAAAGTTCCTCCTTTAGCCTGCAAAGTTCCTCGTTTAGCCCTAGGTAATCCAGCAATTCCAGTAGTCTTAATATTTCCTCTTACTATTCCTTTTACAGAACGTGGAGGTAAATTATTTCTTGTAGAATTTTTTAATTCTGTATAACGAATACCACCATTCTTATACAGAATATTTATAATTGTCTGAGAATTAGAAGATCGTGAAACATTATATGCATCTATAGCAATATCTAACATTGTTTTGTTATTTATTGTTTGATTTACTTCAGCACCATGATCAATTTCATAATTCAAAAGAGTAGGATTTTCTGAAATAATTGCTAATAGAAGTGTCATTCTTAAATATACTATAGAATTTCAATCTGTACTTCAGAATCTGAAGATGTACGAGATGCTATTTCTATTCTTTGAATCGCATGAGTATTTGAATTTTTATAGACATAATATAATCTCATTCCAAATGCGATTATATCGAGTACTAAAATGGGGCCGTAATTTGATATTAACGCAATATCACTATTTAAAATTGCAAATGAAAATGCAAATCCACTTGCTAATACTAAGACAACTTTCTCAGGCATATTATAAAAATTTGCATTTTTGTTTTTCCAATTAGCATATAATTCAGGAATATAACAAATGAAAAATAAAGCCGACGCCGTATTCATGAGGAAGTCGTAGGCCATTTATTTAATCCGGAGGTTATTTAGCATCCTTACGAAACGCTAAGTTGCACTTTTGTGAAACGCTATTATGTATTTCGGATACGCCGCATCTTCGAAGGGAGTAACTAAGATACTCGGATTTTGAAAGTTATCAACAGCACTGTGATAAAGGTCTGTCTCAATATCTAAATTTCCTTTTCCCATACAAGGCTTACCCATCAAGACATCACAGAGAAACATAAATGAAATACCTTGGGCATTTGGAACCATGTAGGAATTGCTATAGGAAGCATTTTTTGCAAAATACGTCCCCTTACCATATGCAGATGTCTTATTGAATGTGGGATCAAATCCTTCCATTGCAATCTTCGTTATATTTTCCTCTCGAGTTCCATGGAACCATTCGACTTCATTTATAGAAGCAACCTTTGCAATTTCCTTCTTTCGATTTTGATACGCGGCATACAGATGAATATTCTCATTTTCCTCAATCCAGACAATACAAGAATTCGGGAAACTCTCTCGAATTCTCTTTGAAATTGTATCATAGATAGGCTCTTTCATTTCCACATATCTCACACTCATTTATCAAGTATACCTTATACATGATAGATGATTAGTTCAAATTTATTAGTTTAGACAGTTGTTCTCCTCTTCATAGTATTTCTATAAGAATTTCTATTATTTCTTGTATTTTTTATTTTGTTTTGTATATTATACATTGACATAACTGTGTGAGTAGATGGTATAATATATCTATATCCATTATTCATATGATTAAATGATAATAAAATAATATTTGTTAGAACTAAAGATGAGCCGTATCCTTCTGGTAAATTTAAACTATTTATTTCTTTATTAGTCCCTCCCCAGAATTTTAAGAATTTTGGAATAACTGATACAGGTTCAAATCCTAAATCTGCTTTAAATACATCTTTAAGAAGTTGTTTTAATTCTGCATTAGTTGATAATGCATGCATTATTTCTTCATGTAATCGAGAATTTGTAGTATCATCATATATATCATCAAAATTTTTATCTTTATATTTTGCTCTTAATTCTAAAAAATTAGGCAAAGAGTCAGCCTGATATTTTCTTTCAGCATCAGCAATTAACAATCCACCAGATTCAAATCTGCGTATATCTTCCTTCAATCCCTCAAATTCTTCTCTCTTACCCTCCTTATCAACATTATCAATACGTTGTATAAATTTTTGTAAGATCTGGCTGGTTGCTGATTCAATAATTGTTTCTATAAGTCCTTCTAGATTTCTATATTTATTAAATTTACTGTGTGTAGGTATAATTTTAGTAACAGCCTTTCTAAAATTACTAACACGCCTTGCTTCAGCGGCACCTGTATTAACAGATGAATTCACAGGAGGTTCAGCTGCTGCTACTGTGGCTGAGGCTTTAAATGTCATCGTTCTTCCTAATAAAATTTTCTCAAGAAATGTTAATTGAGATGTGGGGCTTTTAATTTCTTTTTCTGCGAGTTGTAATAATTCCTTAATATCAGGGTGAAGCGCAGTATGAATAGCTTGAGCCGTCTCCAAGAAAATTGTAACTCTTAGATGACGGTTTTGTAACATACTTGAAATAGAAGTTATATATTTATTTGTAAGTTTTGAAGTAAGCTGGCTTTGTATAATTGCTTCGGCCTTTTTAAGGTTGTAAGCTGGAACAGTAAATTTTCTTCTACTACAACATAATGTTAGTGCGAGAAATGAAAAACCTGCACTGCAGGCTCCAGCACCTAGAGCAACACTAACATCAGCAGCTTTTACTGCTGCATTAGCTATCTGAGTTCCAGCAACAAATCCACATGTTCTAAGGCCTGGACTACTAGCAGCTCCAGAAATTCCACCAAAAATCATACCAGGTGTACCACCATAAGAACCCACAAGAGCACCCGCCATAACTCTTCCTCCCACCTCTCCATATGGAAATCCTTTGAGAGAACAATCATACTCACCAAGCCGCCATTGCCTCATTGTTTCACCAGTTAATGGATCAAAGACAAGACCATCTGAACCAGGAGCTAAATTAACAAATGCATTGTTGGTAACACTATAATTTGTACCAGCTCTTAATTCGCTAGGTGGAACATATTCAAAATCTATTTCCTCCCACATCGATGTGGCATTTGGACCTAGACTTGCTACGTCTATACCTAGAACAATATTACTATCATTATATTGGTTTAATTGATCTTTATAAAGGGTACATGTGTCTATATCTGTAATAGCAGGAACTCTAGATGCAAATGGATTAAACCCCCACTGACTTACTTTATGAGTTGTGCCACATGCACCTGGACCTGCAGCTAAGGCGTTTTGTAATTCTCCAACTTTTTCATCGAGTAATCTTCCTGCCGCCTTTCTAACTCCTTGTTCATAGATATTAACTTCTACATGTTTTCTATATCCTAAACTAGTTGTTCTATGTTTTTTTTTTACTTCAACCGTTCCTCTTTTCCATATGGCAGGTAAATTATCTTTTAAAACAAGTACAGCCCCATCTTCTCTCTGTAAGCTAAGAGATACTCCATCAATAGTAATAATACTAATTTTAGGAATATTAGGAGGAAACCTTTTAGCCAATTTACTTGTATACGAAGTTAATCTTGTATATGAATAAAATCCAGATGTAAGTCCAGCTGCACAGAAAAATAATATGCCGCCAAACGTTTGTGTTAAAGATGCATCAATCTCTTCCTTTCGTTTTAAAACACTATGTATCGTTTGTGTATTATTTTTATTTAACATAATCTTAGATTTATCTGAAGTTTGTAATCTAGTTATAATATCTCTTATAAGTATTTGTAGATGCCGTTCAAGCTGCTTTCTACCTTTATCTGTATTAAGCGATTCTATGTTATCTTGAATATCGTCAATAATACCTAATTTATTTAGTAAATTACTAAAATATATAGCTCTATTTATTCCGCTTGTTGCAATAATATCACGTTGTTCTAAAACAGCTAAAGCATTACTGGCAGATATACCTTGACCAAAACCACCGCTTACAAGTGCCAATATACTTGATTGATCACTTGTAGGTAAGGCATTAAACCGACCCCTATTTTCTGGAGTAAAAGCTGTTAAAGCATTGTGTACCCGTGGAGGGGTTCGAACTAGATCTACACTAGAATCTGAACGAGGGCCTTGAGATACAGCTAGTGTAGAAACTGGAGGAGCAGCTAAAGGAGCAGCTGGAGAAGTATCTAAAGAAGCAACTGGAGTAGAATCTGGAGTACCAGATGGAGAAGTTCCTCTACCTCCTCTTAATTCACTTTTAAAAAGTAAATTATACATATCTGTAGTATTAGTATTTTTACGCGTTCCTCCGCCTTGTGATTTAATATCAAGCATACGTTTTATAAACATTTCATATTCATATCTACTTGAAGATGCTAGCATTGTTAAAACATGTACAGTATCAATTGTATTATCATTATAAATAAAATCATATTTTGTTAAAATGTCTTTGATTAGATTAGATAAGATATCAAACATATTTATTATTTGTTCCTTTGAATAAATATCAAATAAATACTGTGGGGCAGGTGCAAAAATTAATTTAGGAAACATTCTTATAAATGGCAAAAAAATTATATAAGTTGCTAATAGTTCTGCATTTTCTGCCGTAGGGCCTAATTGTTTATTCATTGGATTAACTCTTTTAGAAAAATCATTATAACCCTTGCTCATATAAACCTACTATATCTTAGATTTCTAACAATACATCTTGAGATGGCTCAAATCCTCTGTATTCTTGCGCTCCTTTAGGAACTTGTCCACATGCTCCTTCTTCAAGATAAAGGGCAACGCAAAGTCCTTGATGTAGAACGGAAGGTCAGGGGAGTTGAATAGGCGGAGCATGTTCAACTTCTGTGCAATCTGCTCCATACAACGCTTGAGCTCACGCACACCCTTCTCCTCCTTTGCATAGGTCTCAAGCACATGAGAGACAATATCCTTGGGTACACCAACGCGCTCAGCAAGGTTGACCTGCTTCAAGGCGCCGGGGAGCAAGAACTTCTCAGCAATTTCCATCTTCTCCTTGGATCCATAGCCCTCAAGGTGAATGACGGTGAAACGGTCAAGCAAGACACGGTCAATCTTAGTGATATCATTAGCACTAAACACGAACATAGACTGGCTCATATCAAGTGGAATACCTGTGAGATACTTATCCTCAAACTCCATATTCTGAGCAGAATCAGTCAAGTGAACAAGGAGGTTTTGGATCTCCTCACCTTTAGCTGTTGAGCTTATCTTATCAAGCTCATCAAACATAAGAACCATTGACATTGATTTTGCAGCAACAAGGGAATTCACAATTTTGCCGCAATGAGATCCCTCATACACCATCTGATGGCCATTGAAGGTGCTGGCGTCTGAATCACCACCCAGAGAAATGAACTGGAAAGGCCAATCTAGAGCTTTTGCTATTCCTTGTTTTATTAATGACGTCTTACCAATACCAGGGGGTCCAATGAGTAATAAGGACATTCCATTTGCCTGTGGGTTTGTGATCTTGCCAGCAATGAACTGGAGGATTTGAAGCTTCGCCTCATCCTGTCCAAAGATCGCCTCGTCAAGGCAACGCTTGGCACGGGTCATGAAAGCAGAACAGACCTCAGGGCCGTCATCAACCTTTACTGGCATCTGTTTCCTGATACCAAGTGGAAGAGACGTAGCCTTCTCCAGCCAATTTCGCATCTTATAATATTCTCCTGATCCAGGGTCAAGGGCCTGGAGGTTGTTGTATTTAGACATCAGCTGTGCCTGGATTTCAGGAGTCGTCTGCATATTCAGGATCTTGAACATTACAGGCTGCTCCTTGGCCTTAGGGCGGTTCTCAAGGGCTGTTAGCATGCGTTTTTGCTCTTCTGGCTTGAGTGTCTTAAATTGATCAATATGGTCATCGATCGTCTCAGTCTCAATAGGCTCCGTCATGAGCTTGAAGAATTTTTGAACATCTTCTGTCTCTTTCTTAATCTTATAACGCTTAGGGATCATACGAGTATCGACCTCATTATCGCTACCAAAGCCAAAATTCAGAATCATTTTACGAGGTGTCTCATCATCTGTATCATCTTCATCCCACTCGTCTTCTGTATCTTCCTCATCTTCATCGAGTTCATCATCCTCATCAACATCCTCCGTGCCTTCCGAATCATCTTCACTGATTGACGTCTCTTCATCTGTGTCAGATTCAATGAGATACTTTTTCTTAAGAAACCCACGTTTCTTCTTTGCGTTAGCAGCCTCGGTAGCTTTTGCTTGCTCTCGTGCAGCCTTTCCCCTGGCCTCAATATCGGCCTTGCGAGATAAGGGTCGAAAGCCAGATTTCTTTGAAGAAGACCGGGGTGTCTCCTCATCGGATTCCTCTGAATAGGCAATAAGTCCACGGATATTCCCACTGCTATCCACATCATCATCGTCATCACCCCCATTGCGACCACTGCGCTTCTTACGAAGATTACGAGAGGATCCCCTTTGTCTATCCTTGGACGAATCCTTCTTCTCATCCTTATCAGCACGGACCATTCTGTTATGCTTCTTTAATTGGTTTTCCATTCAAACGCGGTATACTAATTCAATCGCGAGCCGTGTTTTCAATTTTTAAGCCAACGCTTGCAAGTATAACTATATTTTTTATAAAAAGATATAATTATATTGTTTATTAATTTAATGACGATTACGTCTAGAACGATTACGTCTAGAACGATTACGTCTACCTCCACTATGTCCAGTCAAAACACGTCGACCAGCCGTATTCAAGCTACGAGTTGCATTACCAAAAAGGCCACGAACACCATTCCCTAAACTACGCCACATACTGTTACCCGTGCGTAATGCACGGCTGCCTGTACGTGTAACTAAACCAAGTCCCTCATTCACGGGAGATAATAAGCGGCTTACGGGACCATTTCTATTACGACGACTAACCATTCTAATTATGTAAAATAAAATACGCGTATTAATTGACAAGAAGATCTTTCAAATCCATACATGCAAACCGAGATTTACTTGATAGACCCGGAAAGGTTTCTTTTGACATATCAATCCAAGATGCTAAATCTTTAACTAATAATTCACGTATCATTAATTTTACACCTTTTGGAACCTTTGATCCACAGAGCTGCTTCAGGCAATCCATATATTCCTCAACAATCTCAATATACTCAGATTGTGTCAAGCAATCTACAATACAATTCTTAAGTGTCTCAAGTGTAACTCGCATTGTATCAACATCAAGAACTTCAAGAGCAGTTAATTCCGCTAGGAACTGTGAATATCCAAGACGACATCTCTTATCAATGGGGGAATCCGTTTCAGTAACTTTCCATATATCTAAATATGTCGTATGAAGCTTCTTCATTTCCTCCAGAATTACTGGAAATTCTTTTTTAATTTCAGATAAAAGTTTTGCAAAAAGACCACAAAATTTTTCTTCTGCAGCAGCCTTTCTGAAAACTAACCACGTAAATTCACGAATAAATTCTTTTTGATCTGATCCAAGAATTTGAAATAAAAATAATTTTACATCATCATATGTCTTTACACTAAATACATTTAGCTTATTTAAGATAATTGTGTTTAATATTTGATCATCCCCTGCTTTAGAGCCATTGTGAAATTTACTCACATATCTAGAAGGTGGTCCTGTCGACAAAAATGGCTTAGGTGAATCTTGACTTGAAGGTGAATTAAGAGCATTTATAAAAGAGGGAGGTCTTGATAATGTAGGGCGCGGTGATTTATCTTGAGTTTGTGATTGATTTAAGAAACGAAAGGGGGTTGCAGGTGGCCTTGGTGAACTTGGAGGACTATGTATGGAGCCGGAACTCTGTCTCCAGCTGCCATTTATGGTATCTCTTTGTAAGGCTTCTTTTTGCCCATGGGGAGCAGAAGGCCCATTCTGCTTATGTCTCCATGCTGAACCGGAACCTGTCATTTGGGTTGAGGAATGTACCTCTACCAAACTCCGTACCCTGATGGATTGAACACGTTTGCGCAGTTCATCAGAGACTGGTGGGAGTGATGGGCGTAATGAGATAATCGCAGCGACCATTGGTGGAACGTTCATGGTCGATATAGTTATAATATGTGTTTTTTGTTTAGACCATGACTTTTTAGAAAAAAGCCAGCAAAAAGTCATTTGGTTCGCTTTATAGGCGTAGCCATAGAAAAGCGAAAGCTACTTGCGATTTCTACGCTTCATGGTGATTGTGCGAGTGTGCTTCATATGGCGCTTGATAATCTTCTTGGATCCACGCTTTAGCTTGAAAGTGCTGGTATGCTTCATGTGGCGCTTCATTTCTATTCTAATACAATAAATTTTGAAAGATACTTTCTAAACTCGGGAGGTAAATACGCGCTGTCTTTAATTGCAATTTTATTGAATTGAACATACCATCTTCCATATATATCTTCACCCTTTGAAAGACGTTCGCTTATCGTAGTTAAATTTGTATAAGCATCACTGTTGAATTCTTGGTGTCCAAAGTTTTCAATCTTATTCTTTATAAAATTACTATCTCCAAAATACGATAAATGCCATCCACCACATTTGATTGGCGAATAATCACTTCTACGTATATCATCCAGCGTTATATCTAATTGGCTTAGTCTATTAAATGAAAGAATTTTAGGATGTGTCCATAAGGAATTACTGATAGTATTCAAATTATAATAATAACATACCATTTCAAGAGAATTTAAATTAACTTGAATTTCAGATGCCTTTATTTTTCTCAGAGTTTCAGGGTCAGGTATCTCATCCAAGTCACATATAAGAATTACATCTTCATTCTCTAGTTTCAAAGTATCAATTCCTTGTCTTAAACAATTTCTCTGATGCTTCTCATTTATCCATTGTTCATCCTTAGTTGTATCTAGGTCTGAAAATTTAATAGGCAAATCTACAACAATGTGAATTATCTTATCCTTGAATTCTGCATATCTTTCCTTGTTCTTCTCGAAGAAAAGTTCCTTATCTTTTCCTACGTGAGTTTGCCTTGCTTCAACCAGAACAAAATAATCTACAACTGAATTCAACGCATTCAACCTATAGTTTAGTAAGTCTAATTCATTGTAAAACGTAAAACAATCTACAATCATCATTCTCTTTTGAATAGATGCGGAATTATTTAAGCAGAAAAGAAATCATGTGAAAGCAATGGAACATATCTTACAAGAATGTCGTATGAATTCTGTCTTAGATTCGATTGGTATCAAAAGCCAGTCTGCAAAAGAGTTATTTTCGGAACAATCCAAAAAATGGTCTACAAATCTTGCAATCCTAGATGCTAGATCTGAAGCGTGGATTAGGTTGAAAGAAATGAAAAGCCCCGACTGGACCAGACATATTCCTTCATTACTAGAAAATGAACTTGTTATACGCAGCCTTGATCCAGCCACTGCTTCCGAATCTCAAACAGAAGATTGGTCTCAAATTTTGTTTACTGGTGAACTTGCATCCCTAAATTTTGTTCCATGTGTCCTAATGTACGTAGCTCTATCTAAGATATTCATTGCACCCTTGATTGCTTGGGTAATGCCCTTTATGAGTTTGATTTTACCATTCTTAGCACTTAAGTATGTCTATGGGCTTCCTATCACATGGGATATGTATTGGTCTCAAATGAAACCCATGATATTTGGTCGATCTGACCAACCCTTTGGAGTCAGTAGTCTTTTACAATGGGGTAGTATGCTCTTTTCATATGCACATGGAATGTATTTACCATATACCAATGCTGTTCACTGTTATAAAATAGACCAGCAAATGGTAAAAGGGGCCAAGGCAGTTGTAGACACTATTCATAGATTAAGAGATATTTCAGACATTTGGCAAAAATTTGGTCTAAGAAAACCATGGACTTTTCCTAATCCATCTGAACTTGGAGATGATAGACAAGTTTTAGCATGGTTGGTTCAAGATAAAAGACTCTTGCCTCAAATTTACAGGGCTATTGGACAAGTTGAGATTTCTGCTGCAATCTGTTCATCTGATGCCCTAGTACCAGTTGAATGGACACAATCATCTATTCCAATGTGTAAAATGTCTGAAGCAATTGATCCTCTTTTGTCTGAAGACAAAAGAGTTCCATTCACTTTACGTATGGGACCCACGCAACATCATGTTATATGTACAGGTCCTAATCGAGGTGGAAAATCTACCTTCTTAAGATCCGTCTTAACTAACCTGGTCTTAGCACACACCTGGGGTGTCGCCTTTGCTTCCAGGTGTAGTATGACACCTGTAGAATGGGTTATTAGTAGTCTGAGACTTGAAGATCGCCCCGGTCAAGCCTCACTTTTTGAACGTGAAGTATCTGTAGCGGGTGATATTGTTCAGCGCATCCGTGATGGTAAGACACGTGGTTGGGTCATCATAGATGAACTCTTTCACACTACAAATCCACCAGATGCTGCTACGGCTAGTCAGATATTCCTAAGACAACTCTGGGACAGCAATTTAGTGACGAGTATCGTGAGCACCCACTTGTTCTCTCATGCAGAAGATGCACCCTTAAATGTTCAGAGGCTTTGTGTAGATTCATCGATGAGTGAGGAAACTGGGCAAATCGATTATAAATACCAGGTAGTCGAGGGAATTAATAAGATGAGTAGTGTCGAGGAATTATTGATTGAGTCTAAGGTGTTGGTACAATAAACTGACGTTGCGTTAGGCGAAGCCATAGCCTATACCGCGCGCTCAAATAATGGTTAAAACTTAGGCCTCAGACATAGAATGAACGACGCACTTATGATCGGTATAGTGCTTACACTTGTATTTGGAGCAGTTATATTTTATTTATACAATCGTCTTTCCATGACGGAGAGAAAGATGGGACTTGTTGAAGGTGTTTTAACTGATCTTAAAATAATGATGGATTCTGCTCCTTTTGCTATGAATCTTACTCAGACTGAAAGGCCTTCTATGCAAGAGTTTGAGCCTAGTCCCGAATATCTCAATGCTATTTCCGGCCCATTTCCCTTAAAAGAAGAGGAAGTGGAAGATGTTATTAGCAGTGATGATGATTATAAACAGGCTATGGAACAGGCTACACCTCTAACAGGATCTGATACACCTTATAAATCCCTACAAATTGATGAGTTAGCTGGAGTTCCTGTTACCGCTACAAATGCTATTAGTGTTACTAAATTATCTCCGGATCTTGATGCAATGTCATTAAAAGAATTACAAACCCTTGCTAAACAAAAGAATGTAAATATTCCTACTGGAACTAGACGTAAGGCGATTATAGATTTATTAAAAGGTTCAGATGAGCAAACTACAGGAATACAAGGAACACTTCTTTCTGAAGTCTCAGGTCCTGAGCCTGTAGGAGGATCGCTGCTCTAACTTTTATAGAATGATATTCTACACCCATGATAATTATACCATGCATGTAGATGGATTCCCAGCAATTTGTGAGACCTACAAAACCTTCTTTTATGCCCATTATAAATGAACATGCCTTGCGCATGGCAGCACAGAAGATAGAGGCTCCTGAAAAGAAAATAGTACCCGTAGAAGATATTCGTTATCCTGGCTATGCTTCTCAAATGTCAGATGCACGAATTGTAACCGATTACAAATCCCATTGTGCTAATAATGTAGCTCCTCCTAAATATGGAAATTCCATTCGCGCCTGGTCCCAACACCATGCGGATGCTCTCATTCAGACATCTAGACACAGGCAGGCCGACCGCGCTGGTGCTTATTTCTATAATGCAAATACCACTGTGAATCCCAAGCAGATTCAGAGATGTGATGAATTCGAGTGCACCTTCTCGGCACCTGGATACAAGGATGGTCTTGGTTTAATGAGAGATGAGCGTGTACCTAGTTTATTTGGAACATTTGCAAAACCAGATCAACATGCTCCTACAAACCGTGTATTTTTAACAGACGTATACGAAGGTGGTCGCAATTCAGTTCGCGGTCGCCAATTTATTCCTCTTGGCAATCAGTCTTTTGACCCTCGTAGAACTGGACTTGGTTCCAGTGGATAGATACTACGTATCTATGACAATGCATAAATAAAAGATATAATATTCTTTATTTATGAATTTATCTACTTAAGTCATAGATGCGTAGCATCTATATGCTCGCTCTTGATATAGGTATCAAGCATCTTGCTTATTGCTCTGCAACAGTGGAAATAGATTTATCTGGTGCCAAGTTACCCCTAGTGAAACATTGGGCTCTAGTGAATTTACAAGATCTCAATGATACACCCAAGGAAACATGTTATCTGTGTCCCAAGCCTCCCAAGGCCAAATCTCCCCAAGGCCTTGTCTGTGGTCGTCATTTGAAGAAGGATATGCAAATCTTTGATGAAGCTACTGGCGAACCGATTAAGAAGACACCGACTATTTCTCAACTACAGGCCTTTCTGAAGGCCAAGGGCCTTGATGTCAAAGGACAGAGACCAGCTCTTTTAGCGCGGGCTGAGGCAGTGGCTGTCATGCCCTTGGTCAAAGCTAAGTCGACTGCATCATTTGCAGATAATACTTCTAATCTCCACGACGCCATCAGAGGATGGATTACCAGGGATTGGGAGCATTTGAGTGGCATCAAAGACGTTTATATTGAGCATCAGCCTGTTCTAAAAAATCCCGTTATGAAGACGGTTCAACTTCTCATATTTGCGTCTCTGAGGGAGCGCTATATTGCGAATGGTCAGACTGTAAAGTTTCACTTTGTACACGCTAGCAAGAAGGTTCAAGGGGCTGAAGTGGGTGACGCGGGTTATAAGGATCGTAAGGCTGGAGGAGAAACACGGGCTAAGCTGTATTTGGGAAAGTTCCCCTTTGGATCTGAACAACACAAGTGGCTAACGTGGTGGCAGGCGCAGGGCAAAAAAGACGATTTGGCAGATACCTTATGTATGTGCTTAGACGCATGTTAAATTCCTAACTCTCATATAAAATGAAGAAGACCTCCATAATTAAATTCACAAGAAAATGCCTAAAATCTGGCTATAAGGAACAAGTCTGTAAGGACGCCTGGATTTTTGGTAAAACCCCGAATGATGAATTAAAAAAGATATATAAGGAGGCCTTCAAGGGTGAAAAGAATTTTGTCTTACCATATTCATTAGGAAGAAAGACAAAGACACTGAAATACAAGAATCCTAAAACAATAACAAGAAAAATGTTGCTTGAAGCCTTAGGGCCTAGATTTAATTCGGATATTTAGACCATCCCATTCAAGAGATGCTTTGCCATGTGTTTAATTACGTCTACATTCACTGAATTGCCAAACTGCTTGTATGCAACTGATGTCGATGGGTGTATCTTATAGTCATCAGGGAAACTCTGAAGCCGTGCTACCTCACGAGGCACCAACTTTCTCTTTTTTGCTCCAACTGCTACAATCTGAGCCATGGCTACTAGAGCAGGGGAGTAAGTCGCACGCTTTACTCGAATGCCAGAGGGTCTAAACTGGAACAGCAACTTCCACAGACTATCACCAGGCTTGAAGGAACCACATTGCCACTCGAACTTACGTCTGGCACCTGCGAAACTCGCACAAGCGCGCGCCTTCTTTAACCAAGGCTCCAAGAATGTCTTATTTTCCTGATAGAACTCTCTGTTCTGTCGAATGAACTTCTGCTTCCATTCTGGCAAGGTTGCCAGGTCCCCTGTGGTATCCCAATCATCACTCCACATGGGAAAGGTGGGTAACTTGTAAACAGGAACCTTTGCTACAAAGTGCTGAACGACTTCCTCCCAGAGGTCAAGAACCTCTAAATCAGTCTTTGACAAGGAGGACCCTGCAGGAACATCCTTGTCATCAAGCAGGATCTTATGAATATCGGTGGGTGTAGGAGTTAGAGCAGGAAAGGCCTTGAGTGTAGAACCTTCGGGAACTAGGTCATCACGAACTCCCAGAATAAAGACGCGCTCTCTGTGCTGGGGAACACCAATCTGATGTGGGCTGAGGACAATTGGAGAATCATATGTCTTATACCCACTCTCAACAAGACACTTGTGGATTGTGACCCAAGTCTTACCACTATCATGACCCTTAAGGTTCTTCACATTTTCTAGAAGAAAGTATTTTGGCTTCTTGGCTCTCAGGATGCGACAGACGTCTCTAAACAGGGTGCCTCGAGTATCATCGAGGCCATTCTGCTTTCCTGCGTGGCTGAAGGCCTGGCAAGGAAAGCCTCCACACAAGATATCAAAGTCAGGGATTTCATTTTCATCCAGTTTAGTAATATCCTCCTTTGGCTTAATACCAAAATTCTTCTCATACATCTCGCGACACTTTTCGTCAATATCACACGCAAGCACACAGGTGGCACCCAGAGACTTTAGGGCAAGATGAAATCCACCAATTCCACTAAACAAATCGATGAATTTTAGCCCTTCCTGCGCAGGTTTCTTCAGCCTAATAATAATTCTTGCTTTAGGTTTTACTGGAATTACTTGGTTCACTGAGTCATTCTTAAGTTCCTCATTTTCCTTTTTCAAGTTATTAAGAACCTCCTCAGTAATCGTACACTTTCTCTTAGCGTTTGTATAATGTGTATCAAATTTCTGTTTCTGTTCGAATGTCTTGGCACAACGGGGGCAGGCGTAAGTAACCATGAACCGGGGGTTTATAGTTAGTTACGATAAAAAATAATGTCAATTTTATGGGCTAAATTTAAATACCCAACTGTGCCTTAATAGTATCATAGAATACCTTAGATGTCTCCTTATTCTTACACTGCTTCTTATCTACAGCAATATCGAAGCGAAAGAAATGCTTATACCCATTTGCCTTTAGTGCAGTGAGGATGGTTCTCTTTAGAGCAAGCCCATCACCGGTATTCTTAAGATACTGTTTATAGTCAATTCCAACAAGGGTAATTTCCTCTGGAGTAAGATACCACCACTCATCTGGTGTAACAAGGAGAGTATTATGCATACTTGTGTCTGTGTTTGCGACATTGTTGCTATTGTGAAGTTTAATATCTCCACTACCAGAATACTTGATAGAATATTTTCCAAGGCCAACAATCTCCTGGTCCACCCGAGTGGCGTCCTGCATCTCAGTTACTTTTAGACCAGTTCCTCTGACGACGTCGGCAATGGCATATTCGTTACAGTTACCAATAGCAAAGCGATTACAGTGTAAGGCAGTACCATATTCTGCCATAAGATGCTTCATTAAGGTTAAGTATTTGCTCTTATCTGCTCCCTTAAGTGTTTCGATAAACATAGCAGCTGTGATAATAATGACAGCTGTCTCCATTTGATAATTAAAAAACATTCAGCCGATGAAATCAATTTTACTTAAGGGTTTTCTTAAGAAATCCAGGCTTCTCACGACGCGTGTAGACCGTCAAGTTACGATCTGTGTATGTGCCTGGATGCTTTTTAAGTGGGAAAAGGGTGAAAAATTGAATATATTAAATGTGTAAATTTAAGTATTAATGGCAACTATTATTAAATCAAAGAAAAAATCTATTCCCAAGGTTGTAAAGGATTTATCATGGAATAAGTGGGTAGGCGAAGACATTGCAAAAACTAAATGTATGTGCTGTTGTATAAATGAGATAAAGATGAATAGTTTTCACTGTGGTCATGTAGTGGCAGAGGCAAATGGTGGAAAGACAACGGTAGATAACCTGAGGCCTATTTGTGCCGCATGTAATCTATCAATGGGTACAGAAAATCTTGATGATTTTAAAAGGAGGTGTGGCTTTAATTCGTCACAAATATCAAGAGTAATTGAAAAGCCGAAGGCCTCTGAAGATGATTTAAGAAAGGAGAAGATTAATAAACTTCTTATATCTGGAGAAGGTAGATGTACTCCTTATACTAAAGGTGTTCTAACAAAATGCCCTGGTAAACTATTATGTTCTTATAATTCGTATCAAACACATTGTGATATTTGTAAAAATCATTATTGTAATATAATGAATAAATCATGTCCTTGTAAATAAATATAATGAATCAATTTAGTCAGAATCATATTCAGGTAAATTACCATCTACAGTCATCATATATCGTAAAGATCCATCACATACCATTGGTCTAATTTCAGGCATAGCGCGCTGAATTACGCTCTTCGAATATAGCTCCGTTTTCAATACTACTCTTTTTCCAGTTATTATAGGCAGACATTCATGTGGTAGCTCCATATGAAAGGCTACAAATGTCCATTCGCGATTTGCACTGCTATCAAATCGGAAACGACCTCGATCCAAGATAAGCTCACCTCCAGTGTGTGCTAAAGCATCTACTGCAGGAGGGAAGATTAGAAGTGTTGCACAATGGTTTCTTTTTTGCTTTTTATCACTATGCTCCGAGAAGAATCCCCCAGGTCCATATTCAATCACAGAGTAATGTGTAGAGGGTTCCCAATATACAGTAGAATCCAAAGGTTTTAATTTTTCATCTACCGTATTCAAATCAATCTTTTCAGTATCGAAAACTACAAAACTTGTAAACCTCGTAGAAAGACGAATATCCTGGCGCAAGGCATCTGTTCCATCTGCCAAGCCAACAGTAGAAGGAATACCTGAACCTGATGTCAGTAAGTCAGTCAGGTTCCCATATTTTCTAGGACCTCGTCTATTCAGAGAAAACTTACAGGTAAGCTCAGTAAAACTAAAAGACACTATGGATTCCATTGTGTTTTTTAATTCATAAAGTTTTAACATCAATTTTTTCATTTAAATGTGCGTGGGTCTAATATAAGAAGCCTAGAAACTTTTTACTCATGAAGCAATATTCTGCAAGGATATCTATATTTTTTCTTGTCCCACAGTATACATAATATATATATTTTGAACCACTATAGGGTCTACAGGCTGTGCAATAGGAAGTTCAGGCTTTCTCCATTCCATTATAGAAACTGATACACAATGAATACACCCAAGTCCTCCTCCAATTCCTGAACCTATTATAACAGGAAGGCATGTATTTATTGAAAAACATACGGTGGTCATAAGTCCAAATAAGGCTCCCATACCTCCACAAATACATGGTGAAAAAATGGCTGACATAATTACTATATAAACTATATAAGTTTCCATTTATCCCCCCTAAAAAGTATGGTGTTCTAGGTTTACATACGTTTGCTGTGCTTACGGTTGCTGTGCTTACGTTTGCTTCTATTTTTTCTACTCTTGCCTCCAGTCCTAGGGGTAATTCCTCCAGATGAATAGTTCATAGGAAAAGCTAGGACACCGGTTTTCTCTGAATTTGCAACGGCCTTTGTCTGTTTATTATGAAGGTGTAGATCTCTAGGATCAAGGTTAAATGGACTAGGGGACTTAGGACCAGGAAAAAAACTCTGGGGTGATACTTCTGTAGGAGTTACAGATGGACCTACATTTATTGTGGGTCTATTTGTAGAACCGGGGAAGAAATTACTAGTATGTACTATTGTGGGTTTTCTGGGTTTCCTGCTGGCATTCAATGTCCTTTTCATCCACGCTGCACCAGGTTTCAAGCGGTGCATAGTCTTATTTCCAGACTCAGGCATTCTATTATATAATAGTATATAAAATTGAACATCGATTCTTAGTATACCTTAGTATAAAATGCCGTATATTACATTCTTTGATACAGAAACCACTGGTCTTCCTAAGAACCGTAATTCTAATGCACTTGAAACGAATGACAATTGGCCCAATATTGTATCTGTAGCCTGGGCAGTCTATGAACACAATGGCACCCTAGTTAAGAAGTATTATTCATTAGTAAAACCAGATGACTGGACTATTCCAGAAGATTCCATTCATATTCATGGTATCACTGAAGAAAGGGCTCATGCAGAAGGCCTTCCTCTGAAAGATGTTCTACTTGAACTCAAGGCTGATCTTCAGGCATCAGACACAGTTGTAGCACATAATCTGGAATTTGACAAAAATGTCTTATTTCACTCTTACAAGTGGCATCTAAAACAAAATCCATGGCATCTGTGGCCTAAGACTGAGTTTTGCACGATGATCCATGGAGAGGCTAAGGCTAAAATTCCAAGCAAGTATCCTTCAAGCAAGAGACCCTATAAGTCTCCTACGCTTACTGAGCTATATAAGGCTGCCTTTGATGGCAAGGAGCCTACAGGTCAGCACAATTCTCTGAAGGATGTAGAAATCATGTGTGAGGTTTACTGGAAACTCTGGGTATAGTAGAATGCAACCAGCTCTGGCACAATTTCTAAGAAACCCTCAACCTTTTTTACCGCTTACATCGCGCCTTATAAGACCACCAAGGGCTGCCCTTGTTCAAACAGACGGCTCTTTCAGCAAGAAATATGTGAAAATGTCTAGAACTGCAGTTATCCTAACAACGCATGATAAGATAGATTACAAGCTTGTTAACACATACACAGACCACTGGAATTCTATGGAATCTGAATGGTGTTCTGTATTAAATGGAATTCGGTATGCTCAAAAGAAAGATCAAGGCTCTGTGGAATTAGAAAATGATTGTCTTCAAGTTGTAAAACACTTGATACATAAAAGGCCTCCTATGAAAGGATACTTGGCTGCATATTACACTTCCATCTTGAAGGAAATAAAAAATATGGAGTATCTAGGAATTCGCTGGATACCCAGAGAATTAAATAGAGCCGATGACTTATTTCGTCTTTGACCTAGTATCATAGGAATGGAAATTCATATAACCATTATGGGTCTTTTGAAATCCAAGACGGCTATACCAATCCCATAATTCAGGGCGCTCAGGATACAAATGGACACTTCTATTAACTTCCTTGAAGCCATTCAACATATCTTTTAAAATAGCCGTTCCAAGCCCCTTACCCCTGTATTGCTCATCAAATGCAATGTAGTCGACATAAAGGTTATCCTTATTTTTTATATGATACGATGTGATAATAAAACCAATTAGAGTTCCATTAGGTAAGAAGAATCCATAACTTTCTTCATGAGATCGAGTATACCATGATCGATTAAGATTACTTATCTGAAATATAATTCTGTCAAAGGTATTTCTAAAGATACCCTTGACAGCACGATAGTGCTTGTCTTCTAATTGTCTTGATGTAATATCCATTGTTAAATAGTATATATTGAAAATACTTCAATTTTTATGCTATGATATAATTCAACGATAGAGCATATTAACAGGAATATGAATAGGAATAACCTCAACTTTTGGTTTCTCTGCATATAGATGAGGAACAGGATCTATTTTTCCAATTACTTTTTGTATAATAACAGCATCTATTTGTTGCCTTGTAGGAGGATGTTTAAATACTTGAAGTGATCTAGTTGTTAATGTAGGACTTGATAAGACAAGAGCATAAAACTGCCTGAAACTTTGACCATTCTTCTGGCACATCTGAATAATATACTAATATAATCCTTAGACGCTTTTTGAAAAGCGAACCAAAAGGGCTTTTTAGTTTTTGGTTGGCTTTTTTCTAAAAAGCCTGCGTCTAAAGACTTCTTAAAAAAAGACACTAGGAACGGAGAAGGATGAGTGTTAGTATCCTAGATATGCAGTCTGCTGCTTCAGATATGGGAACTGCTTTTTCACCAGGTCAACCAATTAAAATTTCGTCTGAAATAGGAAATGTAATTGAAGTTACCGATTTGAATGATGACCTCGGCCTCAATTTGCTTGCAAATCAATCTAAGACAAACGCACCCCCCAGCTTCGGCTCATCTCCCATCCGGCTTTCTGTTCCCGATGAAGGTGTTAAGCCTATACAATTTGATACTCTTGAACCTATTGACTTGGGATCGTTTGGAAACATTCCTTCTATGAATCTAGAAGGTTCCGGTCTTCCTCAAGTAACTATTTCAAAAGAATCTAATTCTTTTGATAATTATCAATCATCTAGTACTGCACCTTCTATTTCATTAACACCTGCGCCCCCGAGGGACTTTGAGAAAGAAAAGCAGGAAAAGATTGAGTATTTGAACAAACTCCAGCGCCTTGAAACAAAAGGATATCCTGTATCCAAACGTTTTACAATGGATAATACGAATGAGGAAATTAAGCAAGAGTATACAAGGCTAGTAGACGCTCGTAACTTAGAGGGATCTCTCAGATTTCAGCGTCAAATGCTTATGGGAGCCATTACTGGTCTTGAATGGATGAATGACAAGTTTGACCCCTTTGATATTAAATTGCAAGGATGGTCTGAGTCTGTTCATACAAATGTAGAAGACTTTGATGAGATTTTCGAAGAGCTATACGATAAATATAAGGACCGTGGAAAGATGCCTCCTGAGATGCGTCTGATGATGGCGGTTGCTGGTAGTGGGTTTATGTGCCATGTCTCTAACTCATTCTTTAGACAAAAGATGCCATCTATGGATGATGTCTTGAAGAGCAACCCCATGTTGGCCAAGCAGATGGCTCAAGCTGCAGCAACTCAGGCTGGACCTGGATTCGGTAACTTCATGGGAATGGCCATGGGAATGCCTTCTCCTTCTAGTGGTGCAGGTTTCGGTGGAGGTTCTGGTTTCGGAGGAAACCAATCTCCTCCTAATATGCCTGCCTCAGCAATGGCCATGGATCCACCTGGGCCTACAGGTGGGTTCTTCGGTAATAATGCCCGATCTCCTCCTAATCCTTCTCCTCTAGTTCAGGCTGCTAACGCAGTTACAGCTGCAGGTCCTAATGGATCTAGAAGAGAGATGAAGGGTCCTTCTGGTGTAGACGATATCTTGAGAACCTTCGAAGATGTCCGTCGTGCTGAGATGGAAACTATTGGCGTCCGCACAATGCCCAATAACTCCTTTGTTCAACCTGAGCAAAATAACCAGCCCGCCATGGTTGCAGTATCTGAACTCCAAAGTGTAGCTAGTGATGAATATAGCCAGGCCGACTCCACACGCTCAGGAATGAGGCGTGGTCGTGGACGCAGACCGGCACCTGTTGGGGCCTCGTTGAGCTTAGACGTATAGGGCTTTTACAGGCATAGCCATGGATGCGCAGGCGCATCGAAAAGCCGGCAAAAATATTGTTTGTTCTTTTAAAAAATTTGTATAAATGATTGTTAATCAATTATATAAATCATCGCTGCTGACTAATTAAGTCCATGATAGAGTTAACGATGTCACCATTGTGTCTTTTTAAAGTATCTAATGCTTGTTCAATCGTTACTTCAGCATTCTCAGAAACAAGTCTAATATCTACCCCTGGAATTCCATCTGTATCTGGTGGCACTGGTTGCCGAGCAACTGGTGGGGTATTTGACATACTAGCAGTTGCCGTTAAATATACTCGAGCATATTCCTCTACCCTATCCGAGCGACTATTTCTCATTTCAAATATCCTTCTTGTGCCGATACCATAGGCTAGAGGGGGCTCAGGTCTTAGAAGTGTCTCCATTTCGCTTGGTGTATTTCTACACAAGGGGCAACTTGAGTTTTTACTGAGCCATGTTCCTATACACTTCAAGTGGTATTTATGGGAGCAAGACATTTCAACGCAACCGGTGGTTGAGACCGCGATAGACTCAAAGCAAATAGAACAGTCGTCTGTCATGTGTTCGCAGTTTTACGCAACTCGTGGAGTCAATTTTTTTGAAAAACGCATACTAGTAAAATTGACATCTATCATAAGATATACATATAGTAAGCCCATATGTTACCTACACTCCCAGAAAAGTGGGTTTTTGGCGAAAAAATCCCGTTTCAGGAATCCAATTTAGTGGAATTCAAGGAGGTCACTGTCTTTGCAGGGCTCTTCAAGAATAAATCACTCGGATCTTCTGGACTTCCAAAATACAGAGAAACCATTATTGGTTTCTTGAATGGAGGTAACGGTTACCTTATTATGGGTATCAAAAATAATGGAACTATCATGGGGGTAGAAAATATCACGGATGACGTAATGGATAAGTTTAACCTTTGGATTGATGGAAGTTTCAATAATCTTGTCTATAAGAATGGAAAACCAATCGACCCATCGCAAATTACGATTAAGGTTCATATGTTTCCCGTAGAAGGGAGAGCTTCAAGCATTATCGTGATTGAAGTTGAAAATCGGGGTAAGGTAATGGATATTATGACACGCTCAGGAACTATTATTTACAGATTGAATGCAAGTAATTTCAAAGTTACTTCTGAACCGGTCTATAGAAAGCGAGATGTAAAAGGAATGATCCAAGTGGCTCAAGTAAGACTACAATTGATTATCGATGAGAAACGCAAAACAATTGAAAGGCTTCAGGATAAACATCAAGATGAAATTAAAGAGGTTCTAAAAAATCAATCAAAAGAAATCAGAGATTATATTGAGCAAATTAGTGAAAGCCTGTATGTTAAATACAAGATGGAAGATGAAATAAAAGAAAATCTGTGTTCAAGGATTATGAAATGGCTTCTCTAGAATGTTAGACATCTATTGATTTTTGGTTGGCTTTTTTCTAAAAAGCCTAATCCTTTTCAATAGCCTTAGCTGCAGGACAAAATTTGAAGAAAGGCCCTCCATGACCCTCCTTCATATACCAAGTCTTATGTGCTCCAAAACTTCTTGATTCAAATGCATCCTGGGTACAGAAATTGGCCAAATCCATGGCTGAACGAGGTTTATTCACAGATTTTTCAACGCAATTGGAATAGAATACATCTTCAGGATAAGTAGCCTTGATATTAGGATAATCACGAATACATTTTTTCTGGAAAGAATTCTTTCTAAAACTCAGACCACCAACACCATAAAATGAATTATTCTTAGACTGGTCCTTTCCCCAGACCTCCCTTGAATTTCCATATGCCTTATCATAAGACCCACATCCTATGTAATCAAAGTGCATGAAGTCTTGTATCTTAAATTCAGAAGCCGGGCATAAAACTGCATCTGTCTGGAAAACCAAAATATTTTCAGCCTTTACTTGGTTCCAGAAGTCTAAACTCTTGAATGTTACATTATAATCGTCTGCACTAAAGTTATCTTTATCGAGAGCAATTAAAATAACCTTACGTCCTGTTATACCTTGAACTGCTTTTTCAGCGTGAGCTTGATGTGACTTACCATGAAAGACATAGAGGTCCCATGTCTTGCACATGTGTTTATCAAAGTTTTCACATACATATTTTAACATCTTATGCTCTCTTGGTTCCACTATTACTAGGGCCCGTCCTCCTTCAATCTTAGAAATGAGACCGGGACTATATTTCATCACTAGGCCAATGATTATGATTAGCGTAATAACGCCAATTATAAGAATTGTTTTTTTATCAAGGTTAAACATCCCTTTACTACTTATTGTCCCCATAATCCACGCATAACTTTCTGATATTGGTCATGTGATTTAGAACCTATTTTTGTGTTGACAGGTACCTCATCATCTGCTGATTTATTTCCAAGTTTAGCAGCTTTCTCTTGTAAAGATTTTAAAATAGCATGTTCTTCTGGTGTTAGAGATGCTGTTTCCTTTAATGTCTTAGTTTTACATGATCCTAGACCACCTTTACCAAAGACACATAGGCTACTGTTTTCATTAAATAAGTAACCAACACACAGTATAACTATAAGAGCCATCCAGGCTGCAGTTACAAAGTTGCGCGTGGCTAAGAAGAATATAACAAATATAATGGTTCTACGAAACCATGGTTGGTTCAAGAATTTCTCCTGCTCTTTTGATATTTCCATGGGTAAGAAACGACCACCCAAGTTAATCAAAAAAATAGCAACTGCCAGTGAATACGGAGAACTTGCCATTTTTGTTAAGGTTGCTTCAAAAGGGCCACTTGGTGGTGGCATTGCAGGCGGAGGCCCTGAGAAACTCATCTAGTTCATAGATACAAATTTCTTACACTACTTGTATCATATTTACAATATACATAAGAACAGCCATTCCCGTAAGCAATCCTACACGCGGACACCATTCAGCACCAACCCACACAATAAAAAGTAATGTTAAACGCCAAATAGGTGATTCCCATAGTGCAACCATGCTAGAAGGATAGGGTGTCCGGAGAGAAAGTGCTTCAAAAGCATTCCATCCTAGTAAACCTAATATTACAATCATTCTTAGAACTCCATCGACGACTCCTGAAGGCTCGTCCATCTTACTTTATACTACGGTTTCTATTTGTGTGAAGACGAAGAACTTTCAATACTTGGAGACCCGGTGTGGGAAGTTGAGGTTGATGTGTGAACATCCTTATCCTGGACTGCGCTTGTTATAATACGATCTGATGAAATAGCAACAGGCCTCTCTCCTAGCATACGCTCAATAAACCATCTATGAGGATTTGATATGAGCTTTGTATTCTGTTCAGTTGTATTATCTACTGTATCTAAAAAACCTTCAGATGTGTCTTTTTTTTGTAGCCTAGCAAATATAATCAAAGAAACAACTGCCGCTAAAAGACCCGTTGGCCAATCTAAGAAAACCGAACAAATAAGGGGTATTATAAAGAATATGCAAGAACCAAGACTATTATCAAGAAATTCAAGGGACTTCCGGGGTGCTATTTCAGCAAAGGTGCCTGTTACAAGTAAGAGTACAACGGTTAAAATTGTTCCAGGCCATTTTAAAACTGTATGAGTATTTGTTATCCATGCTAAAAGGCTCATATCCATTTCTTCCACTACTGGAACAGCGCTGTTTGCTCTTGATCTAGGTGAATTATTTGCCTTAGGAGAAGACATTCTATTTGACTAGTGGATAAATGGTCAGACAAAAGACATCTTAGAATGTAGATGGAGTTCGCATCCTTACAAGATGCCTTTCCACAGGTTGAAACTTCTAAAGAAAAACGGCGTTCAAAGAAAAAAGAAGGATTTCAAGCATACGAATTGCCTCCTACTGATCCAGATCGTCCGGCTGTCAAACGTATGCTTGAGGTTCCACCTGTTGGAAAGGAAGCATACACAGATGCCAGCACCGAAAATCAGTTTCTAGATCAAAGTTCCCAATTTGCAAAGAAATCAAATGTTAATAATTCTTTACCACCCCCAAGATCCGTCCTCAAACTTGAGAAATTATCAGATGTCCCTAGTTTCTTCGGAGCTGAGCCATTCTCCAATCCCAGTGAGGATTCTATGGCTGTTTTCAATAATCATAACAGTGCAAATGGATATATGTTAGACGCCGATTTTACTAAATCATTTGATGAACCTGGATTTGGAAAATCCGCTGGAACACCTGTACCAACTCCTGAACTCCGGCAAAGATGGAAACCTATGTCAGTAGATCGCATTGACACGTCATTCACTGATACAGGAAAGGGGTCGCAATTTCAGGGTTTGAGCACAGACGATGTCCAGGCAATGAGAAATAAGATTGACATGTTGATGTCTAGATTAGAAGACCTAGAGAACAGGGCTGAAGGTGCAAATCCTCAGCTTGAGATGCTTTCCTTTATAATGACGGGGCTTTTCTTGATGTTTGTTCTAGATTTGACAGTGCGTAAGATTAAATAAAAAACCACTGATAAGGAAGTAATGCGTAAACTATGGACAGATGGATGGAATTCCTTCTGGCATTTTACATTTGGAGCGCTAACATATAAGGCACCTATTATTCTAATAATGTTCTTGATGTATCAGCTATTTGCAAACCAGGGTGTCTATGAGAAAAATGTATCAGTAGATATCTTAGAATTCTTCATTGGTCTCACTAGCATGATAGCAGCAGTGAAAACCTTAGATTATCTTCCAGTCGAAGTATTTACTGAAATTATTCCTGAGGTGGCCATGGCTATCTAAATTATAGAATGCTAGACTAACTATATGGATAGTTTAGAAAATTGTCTTTCCTTACTAAAAAATATACATGGATTTAGCCCTAAGTCAATTCTTGACCTAGGGGCATATCACGGTAATTGGTCAAGAAGAGTTAAATCTATATTTCCAAGTGCAGAATTCTTTATGATTGATGCAATTGATTATGATGAATTAAAGAAGTGTAATATTCCTTACAAAATTTGCGTTCTATTTTCTGAGAAAACAAGGGTCCCGTGGTATGAGAAGAGAAATACCGGCGATTCTATCTTTAAGGAAACTACTGGTCACTTTGTAAATACTGTTAAAATGTGGAAAGATACAGAGACACTTGATTCTCTATTCGAGGGAAAGCAATTTGATTTTATCAAGATTGATTGCCAGGGAGCAGAAATACCTATTTTAAAGGGTGGGCAAGAGATTATTAAAAATACAGAAGTTGTATTACTTGAAGTCCCATTTGCAGGCCAATATAACAAGGGTGTTCCATCATTTCAAGAGCACATTTGTTATATGAAGTCAATCGGGTTTTTACCGTATGACATTGTCGAACTACATAGAGCATCTGATATCTTAATTCAGATTGATCTACTCTTTGTTCGTGAAACATCACCTATCTGGGTAAAAACCCAGGAATCCATATGTAACCTAGGGGTATAATGAAGATAGCATTCTTCTTAAGACATTTGTCTCTAAGAGGAACTGAAACTGCAATTTACGATTATGCTGACTGTAATGAAAGTATACTTGGAAATCAATCATATATATTTATGTTTAAGAAAGACAAATATCTAGCTTACGGCCTCGAATATCATGATATAATTTTTACAAAATTTTATAAGAGATTTCCAGTTGTATTTGTAAATGAATATAGTGATATAGATTCATTGTGCCTAGATTTAAAGATAGATTTATTCTACACACTAACCTTTGGCCTACACTGGGCACAGGATTATCCATATGGTTATGTGAATTCTGTAAAGACATTTGTTCATTGTGTATTTGATACAAGAGAACCATTTGGTTCAATTTATGTTCCAATCAGTCAATCAATTAACACGCTGTTCAATACAAACTATCCTGTTCTACCACATATGATTAGAATACATGATACTAAAGAAAATATGAAATCTGAACTAGGAATTTCTAGTGACACAATAGTCTTTGGTCGACACGGTGCTCTAGATACATTTGATATTGATTTTGTAAAAGAATGCATAACAGATATTTGTAACCTAGATTTACCAATTTGCTTTTTATTCATGAATACGGAACGTTTTATAACACACCCTAAAGTAATTTTCTTAGAGTCAACAGCAGATCCATTTATACAACAACGTTTTATAAATACAACAGATGCAATGATACATGCTAGAATGCAAGGAGAAACATTTGGCCTTGCTTGTGGAGAATTTGCTTTATCTATGAAACCCATTATTTCATTTACAGGTTCCATTGAAAGAGCTCATCTAGATATTCTAGGAAAACATGTAATTGGTTATTCTGATAAAGAATCACTTCACAATATATTAGTAAATTTCAAGCCAGAAGAACATTCGATGGAAAATAACGGATATTTAGAGTATACACCAGAACATATAATGAAGATATTTTCTAAATTAATCAAACTCTTCCTGCCTCTTCACAACCAGGGCAGACGACAACCCCAGTTTCACATCCGTTGTCTTAACGAATTCCTGAGAGAGACAATTATTTTTTTACAGAGGAAGGAGGGGGGGTTGACGTGGTGTTAGGGTGGGTGTAATCGAATGGAGAGGAGGTTAGAAGGAGGCGTGTTCTATTTTATCTTTGAAGGGGTAAAATTAATCTAAATGAATGTTGATGCCTATTTAGATAGACCTAGCCGCAGGTACAGGTCTAGATAGACCTTATAAATTCCCACTTCAAATCCTTGCAAATCTTCTCCCAAATCTTATCTTGTGCATACAGTTTGTCACGGTTTTTCAGTAAAGGAAAACAGTGAAGAAAATCGTCAAGATCTAAGAGTTCACATAGCTTGTATAAGACATAGGAATAAGACAAAAAATTTGAGCGTTCTGCAGGGCAATGCTTCTGGAAGCTAGGTTGAATTTCCTTAAAGAGGTAACGCAACTTTTCTTCCGTTTCTCTATCCATGACGGGTGCAGTATGACCATTCAGTCTAGATAAAATATGAGGAACATGTTCATAATATGAGTTGTATTTTAGTTTCTTCAGAATTTCACGGATTTTAGTTCTATTCAAAGAAGACGGCTGAATACGCTCTTTCTTAATTTGACCCTGGATATTTTCAAAAACCTCTTCTGGAATTTCCGTGCTTTCCTTCGCCTGGAACTGCGCAAGCCACTCATTAAAGTGATTAATACGCTTATATGCATAATAAGAAATCTCTCTTGGTGGATCCTTGTAAGATGGCTTGTCTGAGTCCATCAAAATAAGCTTATGAAATCCACAATGGGGACATGAGACAGTTGCATCATTAATGGAAATCTTCATATCTTCACCGCAGGCATCACAAATGAATGACGTGTCATTTAGGGAATGCATAGATGGTCTATTGTAATGAGGATCCATTCTTTGTAGATACTGATCCAACAAGGCATCGCGTCTCAAAGTATCTCCACCTTGTTCTTTCATATTTGAATATGAATTGGAAGGTGTCTGCAACTTGACACCACTAATATCCTGCTTAGAAGCGTTCTCAAGAGCCTCGAATACACTACCAGGTCTAGCCCTATCAGCTACATGAATTACATTGTCAGCTCCACGATTAATGCGATCCTGGATATCATAATACTGGAATAGAAGATCGCCAGTCTGTAAATAGTAGTCGAATACTGCTCCCTTTTCATCCGTTTCATCTAATTTTAATTTTACACTCTTGAGTTCCTTTTCAATTTGATATTTTTCAATATCATTTTGTTCAGATTTATAGGAACTCACAAGTTTTGAATACATTTCTTTTAAGGATGATACTTTCTCGCTGGTGTCTTTTATTTTTGAAAGATAATGTTGATGGACAGTATCGAGAGTTGTTCTGGCTTCGGGGTTTGACCGCTTGGATGGCCGTATCTTGAAGAACGGATCACTCATGTACTATAGGGTTTCTTGTTCACATTCTTTAGCCCTGGTCCAGTAGAATAGACACGCGCCCTAAAACGTTGAAAAAGGGCTCCCGGGTGAAAGTGGCTTTATAAGAGAAAATCGGCCGGTGATTTCTGGGATTTTCGGGAAAAATATGTAAATTGCCAGAATTTTTTTCTCTCCTAGGGTTATAACAAATGACAGGAGGTGGCTTGATGCAATTGGTTGCATATGGCGCTCAGGACGTTTACCTAACCGGTAACCCCCAGATTACCTTCTTCAAGGTTGTCTACCGCAGACACACAAACTTCGCGATGGAGTCCATTGAGAACCCTTTTAACGGCTCCCCTGGCTTCGGTCGCAAGGTAACATGCACGATCCAGCGCAATGGCGACTTGATCTACCGCATCTACCTACAGGCCACTCTACCTAAGGTGACCTTGTTACAAGCGGATGGATCTGGTGCTCAATTCCGCTGGCTCAACTGGGTTGGGCACAACTTAGTGAAGAATGTTGAGCTCGAAATCGGTGGACAACGCATCGACAAGCACTATGGTGACTGGCTCCAGATCTGGAATGAGCTCACCCAGGAGGCTGGCAAGCAGGCCGGCTACGCCAAGATGGTTGGCAATGTGCCCCAGCTCGTGAACCTCCTAGTTCAGGGTGGTGAGGACTGCGACAATGACTGCTCTGGCGGTGAGCCCAACAGCTCTAATGAGTTCTTGATGTGCTCTCCTGAGTACACTCTCTACATCCCTCTCCAGTTCTGGTTTAACCGCAACCCTGGCCTTGCTCTCCCCTTAATCGCCCTCCAATACCACGAGGTCCGCATCAACCTCGAGTTCAACGACTTGCGCAACCTCTGCTTCGACCAGTCCCCTGCTCTAAGCAACGTGCACACTGTCCGCGACCGTGTTGCGGCGGCTGGCCTTGTCGCTGCGTCCCTCTACGTAGACTACATCTACCTCGACACGGACGAGCGACGCAAGTTCGCCCAGGTCTCCCACGAGTACCTCATCGAGACCCTCCAGTTCACTGGTGGTGAGTCTATTACCAGCAGCTCCAACAAGCTCAAGTTGAACTTCAACCACCCTTGCAAGGAGCTCATCTGGGTTGTCCAACGCGACTCTTTTGTCTCCTGCGATGACAACGTGATCAACCCCTGGAAGGGACAGCAACCCTTCAACTACTCTGACTGGTGGGACCGCGCCGTCCTCGAGTCTGGCTACTCCGTCACTCGTGTCGAGGGCCTCGCCGGCAACAACCCCACTGTCACAGCCCTCCTCCAGCTCAACGGTCACGACAGGTTCCAGGTGCGCGAGGGACGCTATTTCAACGAGGTCCAGCCCTACCAGCACCACACCAACGTGCCCGCGGTTGGCATCAACGTCTACTCTTTTGCGCTCCAGCCCGAGCAGCACCAGCCCTCTGGCACCTGCAACTTGTCTCGTATTGATAACACGACCCTTCTACTCACGGTCTCCAACAACGCTGTTGGCACGGCCACGAGCGCGACGGTCCGTGTATACGCGACTAACTACAACGTTCTTCGTATCATGAGTGGTATGGGAGGACTTGCCTACAGTAATTAAAAGCCAAACCACCCAATGGTCTCCGGCAAAATACGACATAAATATTGCGGTAAATTTGAATATAATATTTCATATCCATCTAGTATACTAGTTGAATATGACATCTAGAGAAGGAATAGGAGGAAGGCCACCTGGATTAATTGATTACCGTCATATTACTTACAATAATAAGGAATATACAATTGGGACATTTCAATATAGAGGGGATGATTTACAATTTGTAATTGATAAGGAGGATTTCGAAGTAATTAAAGATAAGGCGTGGCATTATACGTCAAATAATTATATGTCAAATACAATAACACACGATGCTAAAAGAAAACAATTATATCTTCATAACATGATAATGAAGAGACTAGAACACCCTGGTAAGGGTGCGACTGAGACAGTAGATCATATTAATAGAAATGGTCTAGATAATAGAAAGGAAAATTTGCGTATTATTTCGCAAAGTGAGCAGAATTTGAACCAATCAAAAAAGAAACGATCTGTTATATTACCTACTGGATGTCCAATAAAGACAGATGATATTCCTAAGCATATATGGTATGTTAGAGCAAATGGAAATCATGGAGATAGGTTTGCAATCGAATTTAAAACAGAAAACTTTGTCTGGAAATCAACTAGTTCTAAATCAGTAACTATACAAGAAAAACTAAAACAGGCTAAGGAAAAATTAGAAGAGTGCTATATATTATATCCATATCTAAATCCAAATAATATAGATGTATTAAAAGAACGTAATGATTTACAGAAATCATTTGAAGAAATAATATCTATACAATCCCAATAGACATGTCGACCATGACACTGAGGCAGTGGCAGCAAACTCATAAGGACCCTAAGAACTTTATTGTGCAAGCATCCAAGCAAGATGGTTCAGATGGATGGCTCACATTTCCTATTGGAATGGGGTGGCAATTTGCAGCGAATTACAGGGGTCAAAAATTCTGGCAAATAGGTTCTCATCAAAAGACGGTATTATGTGCTATATCATCAACTTCAGATTTTAGACGTAGACCCAGTGGCATTAATAGAGGTATAATAATATATAATCTTAATAAACATGGAATTAAGAATATAAATCTATCAGGAGCTCAATATTTTAATGAACTTCCTTCATACAAGTTTATTATTTCACCTGAAGGAAATGGTATAGATTGCCACCGGCACTACGAGGCCTTAATGGCTGGATGTATTCCAATTATTGAAGATAATCCTTTAGTGCGAGAGAAATACAGAGGATGTCCTATCTTATATACAAAAGACTACTCAGAAATTAATGAAACATATTTACAAGAGCGTTATAAAGAGATGCTTGACCAAACCTTTGACTTCTCGAGGCTCTTTCTGTCTTCCTATATACTAGAAGATCAGATTGGCATTAAAAACAATGGCAACTATTGGGTAAAAAAGTTCTGTTATAAGAACTGGTACTAAACGCAGTTTAGTAAGCCGTTTTACGGAAGTAAAACTGGTACTAAACTAGATGTCTCAAATTGTATGGATTACTCTGATAAACCATGGGTATGTAAGGTTCACCAAGAATTTCTTAGAATCTATGAAGCGAAATAATTGTGCATTTCCTCTTATTGTTTATTGTCTAGATAGTGAATCGGAAAATGAATTGAAGGGTTATAATGTAACCTGTATTTCAGCCAGGCCATTTATGAAAGGAAATATGAATAGTGGTCTTACAATTTGGAAATCCACTGAATATAAACGAATTGTATTCTCAAAACTCGATGCAATCAAGTATACCTTGGACTTACCTCAATACAAGAATTTTTCAGTAGGATATATTGATACTGATGTTATTTTGTTCAAGGATCCTACTCCAATTATGGAAAAGGTATTATCAGATAATCCAGAAGCAATAGTTGTTTCTCAATGTGACGAGGATAAAGTACAGTGTTCAAATACAATGAACTGTCCTAATATTTGTTCAGGGGTCATTGTCTTCAGGCAATCATTTATAACAAAATCATTGCTTCAATATTCAGAAAGGGATATTATAACTAACTTGACAGACCAGCACTTTCTAACTGAACAATTCAAGAAACTTAATGTAAATTACGTAACTATAGATAAAAATGTATTTATGAATGGCTTCTTCCCTGGTGTCAAAATGGATGGACATGTTCTTAAAATACCGGATGAAGCGGTTCTTCTACATTACAATTATATGATAGGATCATACAAGGAATATTTTATGAAGAAGAACAGAATGTGGTTCTTATAATAATAATGTTGCCGTATTCATTGGCCTCATGTAAATCCCTAAGTTTTTCATTGCAACTACTCTTTCTTCTGGTATCTTATATGTTACCCAGGCCCATTTCCATTCCACTGGGTCATTTTCATGAGGCTCTTCAATTTGTTTTACATATTGAGCACGCATTCCAATTAATCCTGTGATACAATCCTTTACTTTTATATCAGATGGTTTATTAAAAGAACCATATCTCAAAATACAATCTATTCCTGAAAGATCACGTAGCTTTTCAATGAATGGCGATCTATCCATTACCTTATATCGACCTGTTAATTTTACAACAAAGTCATCGTCTTGTATTTTATAATGTTCAATACAATCCTTGATATCTTTTAATTCTTTGATACCTTTATTCTTCGTATTCATCGTGTTATTGCTTGTATAGAATACCTCACATCCTTTGTAAAGATCTAGAAAAGTATTTCTCTGACCATTATTTTCAATTAATATTACTTTTGAATTTAGGATGTGTTTAGAAATATTCAAAATAGTCTCAATGCCGATTACATATTCTTGAGTTCTGTATTGTTCAGGAACTTTAATAATCCACTGTGTCGGATGTTTGTCTATCAATGAGCATGTGACCAGGAAGTAAATCATACTACTAATATGCAACTTCTAAACCGGGCCATTCTGACATCATCGCCTCCATTGCAGACTGTCTTCTTTCTAAAGGAGTGCCGGGCAACTTTGCAGACCGACGCTTCCACCACCATTCGAACCTCAATGCCTCTCTCTTCGACTCGAAACCCTTCAAATAACAGACCCTATACCAACCACCTGGGATTTTAGAGGTTGCTCGGGCTCCTCCTTTCAAGGCGCCATTGTGTTGTCTTAGACGTCTATCGGGGTCCACGGTAGCACCAACATATGTTCTCGTAGGAGCCTGAACAGTTGCTAGCAAATAAACATACCATTCCTTTTCTTCTACTTCGCTGTCAGAAGATGACATTTCTAACAAAAGTTTCTAATAAATGTTTATACTACCTCCTGATTTCTGTATTATATTTAAACCTTTTTACAGTAAACCCGCATTTATCTAGATGCCACCTGTGAATACTTTCAGGATGATAAGCACATCCGTCTTCTAGATACTGTATTGCATTATCATATAAGTTACATGCTAATTTCATACCAGAAGGCGTAGCAATAATCATCCTATCATTATACCCCTTATGGAAATCATTATTTTCAGGAATATATATAATTTTATCATCTTTTTCAATTTGATCGAAGTCTATAAAAGTACCGCTTATATCTAGGCGATGTAGAATAACAAGATCATAGTGTTTATTATGAATTTTCATATATTCTTCTAGCAACTCAGATACTCTTTTTCGGTTAAAGAATTGTGGAAGTAAATTTTTCATTTCATGTAAACGGTGAACTTGAGTAAATTTACTAAAATCAATGTGATTAAACTCTACATTCAATTGTATATTTGGTTTAAAAAATACACTGACAGGCTTATATAATTCTACAAACCCAGATATATCTTTATTTAACTCTGGATTTGTTGCTAGGAAAATATCAACATTATTATTTCTTCTAATTGTATCATATGATTGAAAATGCATTTCATAAAATTTAATGCGTCCAAAAAATAATAATGCAATGTTCATTTCTACTTATATTATATAGAATGGAAGGGGGAGCCAAGATACTTCCTAGTATTGCAAATGTCGGAAACTACAGAGCAAACGAGGATTGGTGGTTTTATATTCCTGCAATCATCTTTGTCGACACCTTCATTATTTTCCTAGTGCGCTTCATGCCCCAGATATTTGGAAGACCTATTAACCAATGGTATGATGACTTTGGTCTAGCTGCTGTTCTGTCTGATGTGACAATTATAGCCATTGGAATTGCTATTGCCCGGTACATCTATAGTGCGTTTTTCATGGAAGAAGAAGGATGGCATATAATGTACTTCATTGGCCTCGCTGTTGTACTTCAAGTAATCCATGATATGGCCTTTGCCTTTGGTGTAGTTCAGAAAATTCCAAGGGGACATAATTCAATGATTGATGTCTTCAAGGCGTATGTAGAAGGTGGACCTAAAATTATCTTGACAGATGCAGTCATGGTAGCAGGTTCCATTGGAATTGCTGCTTCCTTGAAAGAACTCGATTATCATTATACAGGATTCTTGAGTTTGGTAACCTTGTATTCATTGTCTTATATTTTATTCACTAATATCAGATAAGATGCCATATGTTCCACCACATTTAAGACCAGGATACATTCCTGCTACTGTAGTAAAACCTGATTTTACAGGAAAAGTTCATTGGCCTACAAATAAAGATAGTTTCAAGGATACAAATGTCATTGAGGCTTCAAAAATTCATAGTCCTCATTTAGGTATAGTGGCTGCTAAAAGTGCATTAAAGTTAATAAAACCAATTACATTGAATAGTGAACCGGTTGCTAGACCAATGATGCACCTTGGTCGCAGTAAATTCAATAATGCAGTGAGAAGACATATATATAAGGAAATGGCTTCTAAAAAAAGAATTTCAAGAAGGCATTCTATGAGCCATAGAAAGAAACTAAGAAAATCAAGGCGTAAAACCAGGTAAAATTTTTTATGGAAGAAGGTTTACCTTGGCGTGTTTTATAGATATAAATAACATATAATATTAATATAATAATGGCTATACATTTAGTTTTATATTCTCATAACGAACCATTTGATACAACAAAGCGTCTTACAATTGAATCTGTACATAATTATACAACTAGGCCTGTTATTATTCACGACTATAATTTAGAAAAAATAAAACAAAGGGATTGGTTTGAACATATAAAAGATTTACCATCTTTTCATAAACGTGGTAGAAGAGATGGATATTATAATAGTTGGAAAGCATTTATTACAAGAGAAGTGTATGAAAAGATGGTAGATGATGATATTCTTTATTATGTTGATAGTTCTCAATATTATAAAACTGGATTTACTGAGAATATAGACAAGCTATGTGATATTGTAAACAAAAAAGGATTTATTGGAGGAAGTGTAGGTGATGATGTGAAAAATAACAGTTATAGCTGCTGTAACAATATAAACATATGGAATAAGATTATTCCGGATAATGATAATACCATATATCTTAATGATAGACACATATTAGCGTCGTGGTTTATATTAAGAAAAACAGATATTAATACAGCCTTTATGAATGAATGGATAAAATGGTGTCTTTATAAAGATAATGAATTAACTGATCCATTGATCACATACCACCATACAGCAGATCAAAGTATATTTAATATTCTTGTGCGTAAGTATAATTTTAAAGTGTTTTATTCAAAAAATATAAGACATGATCAGAATAAAAATAAAAATGAAGTATTAAAAGTTATTAATAATGCAATAAATCCTGATGAATATTTTATTCATCTTTAATCTAAACCTTTACATTAATGGATACACACATCAATTGCGTATTTGCTGCGTCTTTCCATTCAATCTTTAATGTAATACTACCACTCAGTGATTCATCAAATGGAACAGATGAATATGTATTTAGTTGCCCAGGATGAATGGGGCAGTGATCAGGTAAAGTAAAACATAGATCTTCTACTTTGGGTGTCAGAGGTATATAATTATATATTACAGAATATGTGGCGGTTCCACTTAATACCTCTTGGGGCACTGTCATAGATAAGGATAGAGTTGAATTTTGACCTCTAATAGGGGGGTCAGGAGTAAGAACCATGGATGTAAGTTTAAATATAGATGTACCCTTTGAACAATCACTAACAGAACCCAACGAATTTAATGCAGCAAGAATAGCAAGTAAACTCATCTAGAATAGAATATAATGAAATATTTAAGTTGAAATAAGTGTGTCGTAAAGCTTAGAAAATTCATTTAAGATATTTGAATTTTGTCCAACATGTATACAATTATCTGATAATTCATATTTTAAAGTTCCATCTTCTCTTGTATATGTATCATATGGATCGAAAAAAATGTAACCAAGTCTAGAGCATCCTTCTTTTAAAAGTTTATTCATATGATTTCTATAAATAACACGGTCTTCATCCGTTCCTACAAACGGAATGGGTCCACCTGTAACTTCAGAATGTATTTTACATTGTTCATGATCTTTTGCAGCAGTAGGAGGAGAAATAGCCATTATTATAATGGCTTTATATTGTGTTATATTTCTTTCTACAGCCAGTAAATATGCATCCACTAATTCTTTACATACAGATTCATGATGTCTTCCATAGTGAACTTGCTTACCCACGTGCCCGCGAACATCTACTTCTCCATATACTAAACAAAAAATGCGATCTTTAGAATTATGATTTGATGTAAAATTTATAATAGAATTATCTCGACCAATTCGGAACATAGTCCTTGAGAATTGAAATAAGTTACGATGATCTATATTTAAACCTTTTAGAGATAACATTGCGTGGCTATCTCCATAAATATTCAAATATGATTCAATTAGATATCCTTTAGAGAATTCAAAATCTCTAGGATGTGTGCGAATGGAAATATATTCTGTAAAGTCTTTATTAAATTGTAAAATATGATAATGATTATTCCAGTATACAGAAATATTGAATGGACCAATAAAATCAAAGGAACCATTGCCCCAGGATGTAATCAATGTAGAATAACCCTCGTGACTTATAGTGAATTTAATATATCCAGAACCCCAATTATATTTCTTACCAATGATATCTAGTGTTGTATTTGAAAATGTATTTCGATTTAGAGTTTTATGGAGGAATTCACACATTCTATTAAATTTATGGCCAAAGTTACCAATAGGAAAAGAGAAATGACAAATAGAGGAAGATATATAATTATACACTGTGTCATTTCCTTCATAGAGGCTAACAAATGGATTCAGAAGTTGATTATCATATAAATTATCCTTGATTGCATGAAAGTTAATGAAGGGTTGATCCATGCAGTAAGGAGGTTGATGACCTGCTTGTGTGAAGATCTCCAGGTGCCTCCTGATTCTCTGAAAAAGGGATTTCATTATTTCTGAATTCAAAAAAAGAAGAGTCCCAGAATTAATGCCGGTCAAATTTTTGTCTATTTGATTGAAATTAAAAAATTGTCCTCCAAAACTATAAGACTCAATTGTTCCAGATTCTATTCCATACAGGAGATCTTTTGCACCATCAAGCAAATGAAAAATAGGATCCAGGGGTGCCTTAATTAAAATATCTGTATCAATATATAAAAGTTTCTCATATCCATCTAACTCAGGATAATCAAAGATGAAGAGTCTTGCACAAGCAGCCTGAAAAATTGTACTGAAATCTTGGCAAAAGATTTTCAAATCCAAATCCAAAGTCTTTCCAATTTCTTTTACCAATGGCTCAAATTCTTTTTGGGTTATTACCAGAAAATCAAAATTGCCTTCAAATGAGTACATTCTCAGACTTTTCAAAAGTAATTCCAGTAGCTTGAAATAATCCTTATTATAAAAGACACAACAATAGATTAAATTCTTGGATGTATGATATCCAGGGGGCCTGGGAATTTCTTCTTTATTTCTCCAGAAATGTCGAAAAAGAATTTCCTCGCCTTCCTGAATTTTGTCACCTCCTTTATCTGGAATTTCTTCAAATAAATGATATCCTTCCTTTTCTGGATTCTCCTGATAAAGGCGAAAAATATCTCTGCACAAATAATGATAGTCTAAATCTAGAACTGATAGATTTCCTTTAAAAAAGAATTGGAGGGCTTCCCCAATTAAGGGATTTCTGGCTTCAGATGCCAAAACTCCTTGAAACATAGTTCCAGGAACAACTCCAGAATTTACTGATAAAAACTTGTAATCCTTCACTATTTGATCAATTGGCTTATAAATCATTGCGTCTGAGTCCATGAATACACCTCCTTTTACAAAAAGAAAGTAGTAACGGAAAAAATCTGCCTTGTGTTCTCCTCTTTTTAATTTCTGAAAAACTTCCAGAGCTCCTGGAAATTCCTTGAGTGGGTGACTCTTTAGAAAATGTACAATATCTGAATCCAGGAAATGTCTGTAAATCCAGTCACTGGGAATCATGGCCTTTGTCATTTTAACAATATATGGCTCAAGAGGTCCTTTGGATGTTTGGAAAAATAGCTTGGGTATTCTTTGAATACTCATCTCTATTCTTTGATGGATAGTTTGGTTTATGTATGGAGACGCATTCGAACAAAACCGGGACTTTATTGTTCTAGTAAGACCACCTCCTTTGATTCATATGTCAGTAAACTTAATGGCTTATATTTCTTCAAGGGTAAATAATTCTTGGACAGTGGTCTGAATTCACCCATTGGAATATCGGTATTATCTTTATTCTGATAAGAACAATTGGTTACAACAATATACTTGAACTTTTTGGAATTATAAATTGCATCTAGGAAAGTATAGATTGAAGAGAGAGGCCAATGTTGTAATACATCCTTTATTACACATAGGTCTGCTGACTTAATTTCATCTACATTGTTCAAGAAGTCTAAATGGGTAAATGAATATTTTGAATTAGCAAATGTCTTCTTGTTATAATTTATTAACTTCTCATATGCATCATATCCATTGTATTCTATAGGTAAATCATCGTAAATCAAATTCCCACATTTCCAGTCACCACATCCTAAATCAGAAACTGATTGAATTCCTTTTTCTTTAATAAATCCATTTAAGAAACGAATATACTCCTTATTTTTCTCTACAAAGGACCCATCTCCTGAAGACCCCTTATAGTCAGAAATACCATTGTCTCCCCAGGCTCCTCTTTCATATATGCTAGTAAAAACATGTAATGCATCTGGTTTCTTCCATACCTCGTGGAAACCAGATACTAAATTGACAAACCCATGGGCCTTGAGATTTTCTATAATTACATTGTAATTACATTTCCAGGGGCAATCTTTCTCAATGAGAACCATCTTGAGTTGCTTATATAAGTGATGGTTCTCTGCAAAGAAATCTCCTAGGAACCCCTCGCAATCTGCAACCAGGGTATCAAACTTCAGGCCATACTTTTCTTCTATTTCTTCCACTGTGAAATTTGGTAAAGAAGATGTTTGAGCTTTTACAGTTGAATTCGAATATCCCTCGCCAGGGTATTGCCTAATTTCAAGAGGAGTTCTGGAAATAACTCCCTTAATCAAATGTAAATTACAGTTATTCTCCTTGATGTTTCTCTCTAGTGCATTCCAGACAATATTGTCAGGTTCTACAGACACCTGGTTCAAGGGGTTCTTGAGTTTCTTATTGATCACACATGAAACCGTTCCATATCTTGCACCTAACTCTAGAACTGTGCAATCTTCTGTAATATATTCCTCTGCCTGGTTCTGTTCAACAGTCTCTAAGCGAATCGTATCAATTAGTTTTCCATCTTCATCGTAGAATTTCATGGATTTTTTACCCTTTATGTATTCAAGATCTCCTAGTCTAACCGATTGATATTCAGAGAAGTCTGAGTTGAACCGTAGGAAATGATGAAATCCTGCCCAGGAAGCCATTATAGAAAATTCTCCTAGCCATGTATATGTTCCTGGAATCCAGGTTGTACTTAGTATTCCATTTGGCTCAAAACGAATTCCTCCACCCGTTCCCCATGTGAAACTTTGGCCAACCAAATTTGTCTCAAAAAATGTTCTCTTTCCAGAGATTTCCTTGAAGTGCTTCAGAATATGAGTGACGTGTGGCTTCATACGATCCATCTTATGCTTGGCATTTCCAATTGGCCAGACAAAATGACATACAACCACGGATGTAGGGGCAGATGGTGGTGGAGGTGGGTCAATGCAGTAAATCAGACAATGTTTATCAATGAGTTGAATGTCATATTTATTTGCCTTGATGAAATGGTAATTTACGAAAGGCTGATCCGCACACTGGGGCATCGCCTTATTCTTCAATTCATCAACATGGTTCAAGGTTTCTGTAAATAAGGATTTCATTGTTTCGGTTGGCTTGAATAATAAGATACCACTATTTATACCAACTGTATTTTTGTCTATAGTAGAAAAATCAAACCACCAACCTCCATGGATTTCATGTTCAATTGTTCCCTCTTTGAGCCCATAGATTTTGTCTTCAATTGTTTCATTGAATAAATTCATTAGATCACCTTGAACCACAATATCCGTATCTAGATATAGAATTTTATCATATGACATGATATGCTCGTATTCGAAAATATAGAGCCTAGCAAAGGCACCTCCTGCCATA